CTGGTGTAACGACTTGTTCGGTGACTGGTGCGGTGACTTGTTCGGCGGGTGCTGCCTCAACAGGGGCAGGCGTGACTACTTCTTCAGCGGGTGATACCTCTGGTGCTACAGGTTCCTCTGCGATTGCCGTAGCGAGTTCTGCTTGCTGGACACCTACGAGCTTACCTTCCTCCGTGGAGAGTTCTTCTTGAAGCTGGGCATACCTGCGTGAAGTAGGATCAACGCCAGCCATGTTCACTTTGATCTGCTCTACCTTCTCAGCGATAGATGCCGGTGTCTCTTCTTTGGATGCTGCTACAGCTTCTTCCTCCGCTTTAGTGATAGGAGTAAGCCCAGCACCCTCAATCACGCTACCTTGGAGACGCTTGATCTCTTTATCAATCGCGGCATTCTCAAGCACAAGTCGCTTGGCTTCTGGTTCATTTGGCTCAAGCGTTTGGGAAAGCAATTCGTTCTCTGCTTTAACCTTCTCAAGTTCACCGATACGCGAGACATCTTTCTTGGTCTGTATGTCACCAGCGGGAGCACTAAGGTTGATTGCCTCAATATTGCTCTGACCTTCGATATCTTGTTCTTCTGCCTCTTCCTCGGTGACAATCTTCTTCTCCCTTGGTTCACGATAAAGTGGTGAGGCAATAGTTGTGATTGTTGCCGCTGATCCACCTCCGATAATACCTTCAGCGAGTGCTTGCTTGGGACTAACCTCAAGTCCTTTCTCCGTGAATGCTGTGCCGCCAACCTGCTCGACAAGTGATTGCCCAGCTTCAGTAGGTGCTTCACCAAGGAAACTTGTAGCGAGACGCTTGAAGAACTTACCAGTAGCCTTCTCTCCTCCAGGGAGATACTTCGCACCAATAGCGTTCAGCGCACCCGATCCGGTAGCTGTGATAATAGCTCCAGCAATGTCTTCTTGATTTGGAACTTCCCTACCATTGTTCGCCGCACGTTCTTTAGCTACTGGGCCAATAATCTGTGCAGCTTCAAATACCGCTGGGCCTACGAATGCTCCAGCCGCAGCACCAGTTCCTCCTGTAATTAATGCTCCTGGGCCTGATACTGCTCCAATGCCAGCACCGCCAGCAAATCCTATAGCAGCACCAGCACCACGGGTAGCCATGCTCCCAAGAAGCTGACCAGTCTGCTCAACGATAGCTCTCGGTGCATACTGCCATGCAAATCCAAGGAATGATGCGTCTCCCTCTTTAGGTTCAGCAAACCTCGCTGATGCTGATTCATAGTTCTCTGGCTCAGTAATAGCCCCCTTTAGTCCTTCAGCAATATCAGTAAACCCAAAGACTTCAGCAGTCTCACCCATAGACTCAAGTGGTCTGCCAAGTGATTCCATAAATCCAGCACCCATCTGCTGAATCTCTTTAGTAAATGATGTCCCTTGTGGCGCAAAGATCGATGGGTTCTTTGATACATAATCCATCGTCTCATCAAGAGAATACCCAGCATCCCTTGCTCCACTAAACCCTTTATTCTGCTCGGATAAGAACCCCCAAATCTCATCATCAGTATATCCAGCATCCCTTGCTTTTGTGAGTGATTGGGCAGTAAAATCCATAGCTTCTTTTACTTCATAGATTGAATCAATCCAAGGTTTTTATTTGACTCCGAAGAAAGAACCAATTGGAGGACGATTCGCTGGAGGTTCTTCTACTGGAGTAACCCTTACTCGTCCTCTATATTCTTTCTCTGGCTCAAGTTTCATTCCGCTTGCTTTAGAGAGTGATGCAATCTTTTGAAGAACATTGAATGCATTATACACATCTTCCATGATTGGAATAGGTGATGCTCCAGGTCTTGCGATCATTGAGTATGGATATGTATCAGCCCTTCTTCCTTCTGTTGGAATAAATGTAGTATTGAATATACCGCCACTATCTTGGATGATTTCTTGGAATGTCCCACTATCTTTGGTTGGTCTTTGAGAGCTTAAAAGCTGTTTGGCATCTTTAAGTTTTTTAACGTATTCCTTGTTGTCTTTGTATTGATCTTTGCCAACCTCAACAATATCTTCTGAATAAGAAATCCTTGCTCCTGGCTTATCTGTTGCACCAGATACTGATCTTTTAATTCTAACTTGTTCTTTTACTTTAGGAACACCAATGCTTTTTACATTGATTCCAAAATCTCCAAGATCAATGTTAGTAGTCTCGTAATCTTTAGCTCCAGTATCTTCTCCCAAAGACTCATTCAGATCAGCTTGACGTTGTTCTGGTGTCATCATGTCAAAGTCACCAGTATTCTCAACTGATGCTTGTTTGTAAACTGGCAGCTTATCAAATTCTTCTTGTGCTTTAGGGTCTGCTGGAGGTTGTGGCCCAGCCCCAAGTGGTGCTGCTTCTGGAATTGGTTGCGTTAGGTCTGGTTCTGGTAATGGTTCTTCAACCATAGGCATAGCGGGGATTCCACCACCCATAATTTCTGCTGCTTCTTGCGCACCCGTTCTACCACCACCGCCTGCCCTTCCTCCACGCTGAATATCTTGCCAGCCTTGAGAAAGCACAGATGATCCAGCCTCCTTAGCAAACTTGTTGGCTTGCTCAATGTATCCCATCAAGAATGGATTCTGATTAGCACCGAACTGCATCCCAGTATTCAGAACATCCATGTAGCCTCCTGAGATGTCGCCTTGGCTGATCTTGCTAAATGCATTACGATAGCTCTCCTGCATCGCTGGCAATGCTTGAGCAGCTTGGCGTTGGTATTCTCTTTGAGCGAGTTGCTGACCAACTTGTTGACCAAGTTGCATCAACGACTGACCTACAGCCATCCCATAGTTTAGTTGCTGCTTACTATAATCTGAAATCATTGCTGGTATCGCCATAATCTTTTATCCATATACTGCTTGCGCTTTAGGAACAAAGTTATTTTGTCCCATTTGACTATAACCCGCTGCGTATGGTGCTGCTTGTTGCGCTGCCGCAAGTGAACCATAAGTTGTTCCACCAGCTTGGGCAGCACCCATTTGAGCATAAGCACCACCAACACCCATCAATGCTCCCGCTGTTGCTGAACCAATAGACTGAATGCCTTGACCAACTGCTTGACGTGATGCCAGCGTTGATTGGATTCCTTGTTGCGCGACACCATAGCCAGTTTGCGCTTGTCCAGTAAGCGCATTGTATTCAGCGGCATTCATCTGATTAATCATTTCAGCTTTTGCAATTTTCCTTTCAATATCTTGCGCTCTTCCTTGTGCTGCAAGTTGCATACTTCCGAATACTGGAGAAATAAAACTTTGCGCTGTGTCCATCCAGCCCCTTGCTATGTTTGAAAGATTTCCAGCCTGACCAGCCAAGCCAGAGGTTGCGCCAGCTATTGCTGAACGCTGTTGTGTAATTCCTGGAGCCAATGCCAAGCCTCGCATCATTCTTTCTTCAGATGATTGGCGGATATTTTCTGCCAACATAGCTTGTGGGCTTTGAATAAACGGCGATCTTCCTGCTGCTTGCATTGAGAACCCAGCACCCCCACGTTCAGCTAAATTTTGAGATATTCTTTGCAGTGTAACTTGCGGTAGATTCCCTTGGATTAATTCAGATACAACTGCTTGCTGTTGGTCAACCAATGGAACTCCTCGTTGCACTTGAACATATTCATTGCTCAATCTATTTTCCCATTTAGCTAAAGTATCGAGTGCATTACCAATAACTTGCGTTGGATCTCTACCAGTTATATTCTTTAATTGACGAATAGTATTTTCAGTAATCGCATTTGCAGAATCAATTCCTTCAGCAGTTGCATTTGCAAGATTGTATGCAGGAATATTAATATTGGGATCAATTTCAGCAATCTGTTTCTTTAATTCTTCTTGATTCTCTAAAAACCTTTGAGTTGCGTTTTTTGTTTGCTTAGTTAGTTTCTTCCCTGCTGCTCCTTGAGCTTTCGCCGCACGATCAGCGGCACTCATGCTAACAGCAGTTCCTGCGGCAGTAGCTCCAACAGCAACAACACCAGCAGCAATCGCAAATGCAGATGAGTTAAGCATCTGCCTATCTCTCATTGATGAAAGACTATATCGTTTTTCAATTGGTTCCCAGATCATTGTTGTGTTTTAGTTGGTTGCTGTTGTATCTCCACTTCTGAACTCGCGGATCGTCTTTGTCGATGTGCGGGTTAAAGTCTCTTGACGTAATGGATTCTATTATTTCATCTGGATCAGTCAAGTTAGTAACATGACATGTTGTCCAGATTGTATCTTCGTGTGTGTAAAGTAGCCTTCTTGTTCCTGCTTCAGTTACCCCAGTATAGGGTGCTTGGTATCGCTGAACTGGTATGTTGTGATACCATACAGATACGTCACCTTGCAATACAAAGAATGGGTGAGTAGTTAGGTGAAGCAAAGAAGTAAGGATGGTATTCTTGGGCATGAATATCTCGCGGATATACAGCCCAGGCGTGAACCTATGGATTAGAGGACATTCCCTTGGAGGCATCTTCAGAATCTCCAAGTCCATTTGATTTAATGCATCTTCTGCATCTCCATATCCAGCAACACTGCGAGCATCAATCTTCTCTTGAATTTCAAGTGTCATGGATGCATGAAGTAATCGTTTGCGCTAGGTGATAGCAGATCGGCTCCAATCAGGCTGTCTGCCCTGCTATAGTTCGCAATCCGTAGTGGCCCAGCTGTTGGAATCTCGTCACCCTCCATAGCCTTCTCTTCTTCTTGTATAGCGAGCGCAAGATTAGATAGAAACTCGTTGGCTTTTCTGTTCTCTCTACTATTCAATGCAAGGACTGCATAAATCATTGCGTCCGCTGTAAATTCAACAAGCTCTTTGCCATCCGTAAGATCACGAAACTTCTTGCTGGCATAGACTGTTAAGCACTCAGCTTTTTTAGGAATGCGAAACCTTCTAAAGCTCGGATTCACATCGTCTGGTTGATATATTGCAAGAAGCGTTCTGGCTTGAAGATTTGGATCGTATGCATACACGCGAACCCTACCTTTTGTTTCGGGCTTACTTACAGACCTAATTGATTTTACAGATTGATCTGATTTAGATATTTCTGGAGTAGCAACACTTGTTACACTAATATTGTGATATGTTGAATACTCGTCTTGAGCTTCAAACATTAACTCAACTCCAGCATCTTCCCTATTCTCTACCATAACAGCAATCTGAAATGGATGAATGGTATAGTCGCGGAATGTAGTATGCCTCCCGCCAACTTCAACCATCTGCCTATGACAAGAATACTGTGGATGAAGAATTACTGCGTCCGTTGAATTGAACCACTCGTCAGCGAGTGACATGGGCCTTTTGTTAATCCATGCCAGTCTCACTTGCTCATACCTATCAGGAAGAGTGAAGCAACTATCAGCACAGCATACAGCAAAGTATTCGCTGGTAGTATTCCACTCCCTTTTATTGTAGAGCAAACGGCGAGCTTGGTTAATAGCTTTCTTGGCGCGTTCTGGAGAGCAAACACCGGAATCGCCAACAAAGCCCTTCACCACCTCGACCATCTCATCGAGTGTGTCCATTATCGATTCCGATAATTATTTAACGGGTTTACCAACAGTAGGAAGAGGCTTGGAGCTATACACTCCACCTTTACCATTCAGCTTCTGGTTGCCCATAGCTGTGCTGATTTTGCCGCGAGTGGGTGCGCCACCGCTAACGAGTTTGGGGTCTGTTCCTTTAAGCATAGTATTGTTTGTTTATTGTTATGGATGAATGACACCCCACTCAACTTCATTAATAAAGTTTGGTGATGTGCCGTTGTTTTGGAGGGAAATTGTGAATCCCCCGACAGCTTTTGACGCAGTAAGAACACCTATAAGCGGTGCTGCTGCTCCTATTCCGCCAGCAGGAATAATTGGCGTAAGTGAAATAATATAATTGGTGCTTGGCAAAAATGAAGGAAAACTTACTGCAACAATAGAATCTGCTGCCGATGCAAATCCAGATGCCGTGCCTGTAAAAATTGTTGGATCGGTGATTGCATCAACTTGGTTCTGTATCGATGCAATTTCTTCGTTGATGGTTTGAATTTGTTGAGGTGTTACATCTCCAAGGCCAGGAACATTAATTGTCCCGTTTGAAAGAACTTCATCAATAAAAGATTGAAGCACTTCAGTCCAGTTTCCAGAAGGACAGAAATCGTCTGGAACAGAAGGGAATACAAGTTGTGGAGATGATGTTTGATTGTCCATCAGGAGATAGAATAGTCCCAATATCTTTCTTGGCAACACAAAAATAAAGGACATTCTTCACCAAGCTCATCGTCTGGACAATCTCCAATTGGACTATCCTCGTTATTCTTGATGTTAGCCATTACTCTTACCCTATCAACTGTTGCGTTACCTGTTATGTTTACTTTAATTTGAAACTCGCTTCCCTCAATTGCTGGTATTCCAGCGAGATCATTGCATTCTTCTGGATCTGGGGTGTTAAACTTATATCGCTTGTATAAGTTACCGCCTCTTCGCGGGAAGCAATCACTTAAAACGATAGGAGAGCAAGGAGGGCATCCGTATGTGCTTCCAACCTTTAGTTCACCCCAACATGGATTTGAGTCAGAACGATACTCAACACTGCTTGTAACTTCTCCTGGTATTTCACTCAGCCACATTTCTCCACCAGTTATTCTTTTCCTTAAAAACTTGTTTGATACTCCAGACCTTGAGAAATCATATCTTCCTGTAATAAAAAATGATTCAATTTCCCGTGTCCCGTTAGGCCCATAATCAGAACCTAGAATATCTGTTATTTCGTAAAGCCTATTCTTGTTATCACTGTCAAAAGAAAAAGCAAATCCACGCTGCTCTCCATTTGTTAATGCCGTCAGAAGTTGCGTTGGTCTAACACCTGTCCATATTCCATTCCAACGGAATGATAGTTGCCCGTCTGGTGAAGGGGATGATCCTTGATCTAAATCCAATACAACCATTCCTCTGTGGTATCTATGAAGACCAGTAACACCGTTAATTGATATCGTGCTTTTAGTCTGTGGCGCAACGGTGTTTATCAAATAGTTGTTGATAAACATAGTGCTTGCAAATTGCTTTAACCATGGAGTATCCCTTGTTACCCACTTGTTTACATCTCTTGAAAGTTTTCTCATCGAGAAGTATCGATAGAACTCGGTCTGGCTATTTGAGTAAAAAGACCAACCATCATGCGAACGAAACCACAACTCGCTATTAACTGTAGTAAGATATGGACTTGTGCAACCACGTCCAAGCAATGACACTCTTTGAATATTTGATGTTGTCCACTCTGATCTTGGAAGGCTGACATCCATTGAGAATGCACCACCAGCGCAAAGAACAACCAGCGCACCTTGCCCTCGAAGGTTATCACCCAAGTCTGGCATGACTTTCATTCCGGTGATATTACCCATCATTGCTGGGGTGCTGAATGCGCCTCCGCCAGCCCAGTAACCAATCTCTGTAAAATTCTCTGTGTTTAGCGTGTCGTTAAATCCATTGCCGTAAATAATATCGCTGGCATAAATTAGATTGTATCTATCACTTACGAAGACGCGACCAAAAGCATACTCCATTATCGTGCCAACTGGCATCTTTCCTTGAAATGGATTTAACCGCCTTGCTTGCTCAATAACCTGTCCAGTTCCACTACCAACCCCTGTAGCTGTAAATATTGTTCCAACAGTATTTGATGTAGAACCTATTGAAATAAAATCAGTATTTCCAACGCTGGTAATTTTATAGCTGTTACCAATTACGATTCCGTTTGCTGATATTGAAGCTACAGCACCACCCCAAGTGATAGGGTTTTGGTAGCCGTTTTGAATATAAAGACGATCTTCAGCTTGCACAAACCATGTGTGCATCAAGTCTGGATCGTTTCCGTCAATCAGCTTGTAGGCATACGCCGTATTGTTAATTATTTTAAGGAAGTAAATAGTTCCAGCAACGGAAATAGCTATACCATCACTCGCCTCATACTTTGTCCTGCGATATGCGTAGGCTCCTTGGAAGTTGCCTTTCTGTATATCTTCGATGATGGTTGGCTCTTGCCCCTCGCCAGCCACCATTTGAATATTACGAATGCTTGGCCTTGTCCTATTTACTCCGCCCCTAAACGTCCGATTCACGGACTCTGAAACAAAAAACTCTGGCAAGTATGATGGATGCGTATCTGCGTCTTGCGCTATGATACTTGTGAATCCATCGAATACTGACCCTTCACTTGGCATTAGTTCTTTGGATAACGAGCTTTAATCTCTTCTACTTTAGCAAGCCATTCTTCTTTGGTTGCTTCTTCGCGTTGATACTTAAAGAAGATAGGATCAGATTCAGCTACATATGCCGCATGACGAAGTGCATCAATATCTATCGGTGCAGGAGAAAGTTCTCCGTTTTCATATACCCATCCAATTCCTGCGGTTTCAGATTCAATGTAGGTATCTGTTGGTGTATCTGGAAGCACCTCGTCTGCAATTAGGATATTGACGACTTTATCGTTTTGAATTTGTGCGAGTCTCATATTTTTAGTATTTGATAATTACGATTCCAGAGCCACCTGCGCCAGATGAGAGTGTTGCGTCGATTTTTCCACCACCACCACCACCAGTATTAGGCAATCCAGAAGTTACTGAGGTTGTGGGATTGTTACCATTGCCACCACCGCCTGTTCCACCCAATCCGCCAGGCGCGGTAGTGCCGCTAGAACCACCGCCACCACCAGCGTAAGCTGTAGAAATTCCACTAATTGAAGATATAAATCCGTTTCCTCCAGCACCTCCCCCAGTAAAACCAGCAACAGAACCTTGGCCACCGCCACCACCGCCGCCGCCACCGCCATAGTTTCCATTAACAGCACCTTGGCTTCCATTATATCCTTGCCCAAATATCCCAGTTCCTCCCGCGAATCCGTATCCGCCTCCACCACCAGAACCTCCTGTTATTCCAGCATTCGCATTATTACCACCACCACCACCGCCAAAGGCAGTCAATGATCCAAATACCGAGTTTCCTCCATTATTTCCTACTGAATTTACTGTTACACCAGCACCTCCTGCGCCAATGGTTACTGTAATAGATGAACTTGGAGTAACTGGGTAGTTTGTTGCATAAATAACTCCACCGCCGCCACCACCGCCTCCATACACTCTTCCACCAGAACCGCCACCTGCAACAACAAGGACTTCGGCTATATTGGTAATACCTGCTGGAACAACAAATGTTGTTGAAGATGTGAATGTTTGGATAACCTCATTGCTGCGTTTTGTATTTGCGGCAGTAATCCACTGTGTTCCATCATACCATTCAAATACATCAAGGTCGGTATTGTAATACACGAATCCCTCAATAGGAGGTGTTGGTCGATTTGCTTCTGGGCCTTTGTTGATTAAGCCGTAATAGTTTTGTAGGTTCATACTGTAAATAATTTCCAAGTTATTCCATTAAAGATTAGTGTAAACATTTTTCCGCTTATGTTGCAAATCAAATTTTCTGATAGTCCTTCAATTGTTTGTGAGTTTCTGTTGACGGTAAGATTGTTTGTATCCCAAGTGCCAGAGTGATCTGCAATAACAACAGAGTCCGATACTGATGGCGTTGCTGGCAAGAATAATGTAATTGGCGCAGAACTTGTGTCTGCAAGAATATATTGTCCAGCTACGATGGTTGTGTTTGAGTTAATAGAAACCCATGATGTAAGTGGCGCAAATTCAAATACGCCTCCAGCACCAACCTTAAGAAATTGCCCTGTAGTTCCAGCAAGCCAAAATGGAGAGCCAGATACTTCACTAACCAATAATCCAGTTCCTATAGGAAGTCCAGATATATCGGTTTGATCAACCCATTCAATTTTTTGAGTTGTTAAATCGTATCTAAGAAGTGAAGGAACATCTGGTTCTACGATTGTCTTTTGACAACCGCTCAAATCTTCAACAACAACACGTTTCCCTTGCGAAGTAACCTCTAATGGTTCGCAAGCGTAAGGTAGGCTTGACTCGCAAGCTGGATATGAATTGCAGCAACTCATTTGGAAAATCCTATTTTTATTGTAATTTTAGTCAAGTGTAAATTCTCCAGTCAATGCCTTCATAGCGCAATTTGAATTGAACTCCACTAATATTGCAGATGAGATTTTGTGCAAGACCCTCGATTGTTTCACCATTTCGATCAATGGTAAGATTGTTTGTATCCCAAGATTTATAGTGATCCGCGAATGTCACTTGTTCAAATTGTGCTGGAGTTATTGGAAGAGTAATAGTAAATGCTCCACCAGTTGTGCGAGCGGAAATGTTGTCTCCGTTTACTGCTGTGTATGCACTTGTTTTTGAAATCCATACTTCATTTCCTGTAAGACCTGTAGCTCCAGTTTCTCCGGTGGCTCCCGTCAAACCAATTGGCCCAGTAGCTCCAACAAGACCAGAACTAACAATAGCAAACAATAAATTTTGAGCATCTATAAATTGAGATGTTCCACCAGATGTAACCAATATTACTGGAATTGAAATATAGCTATTATTAACAACGGTTGGAGTAGATGAAATTTCCCAAGTTTGGTAATTGTTAGAATTACCTTGATCTTGAATTACGAATTTATCTCCAGTTTTGAACAGAGGGAAGAAAACATCAATATCATTCCCCAATGAATCAAGATGAGATAGAGTAATATTTGTTGCCGAAGTTTGAGTAAGATTATTCCAAATAATTCTTCCAGCAGATGGAACTCCAGAAACATTTACTGCGTCCGCTTGATAATTGTAGAATGAAGCAGATTGACCAGTCAAACCAGTAGCTCCAACTTCACCAGTAGCCCCAACTTCTCCCGTGGCTCCTACTCCGGTTGCGCCCACTGGCCCTGTGGAACCTGTGGCTCCTTGAATGTTGCCGACATTATCCCAAGTTCCCCCAGTCTCATTCCAGACATATAGGAATCCAGCAACAATATATGCATCACCTGTAGCTCCTGATGGGTGTGCTGCAATCAATTCTGCGTATGTATTGTAATACCCAAGTATGTTTGTTGCTACTCCAGTAGCTCCAGTTTCTCCGGTGGCTCCTTGGATACCTGTAGCACCAACTGGAAGTGGGCCAAGATTTACCCAAACGCTTCCATCCCATCCATACATATCTCCAGTATTGAGGACATGATATATATCACCAATAAGGTTTCCAGTTTCTGGAAGTTCAGTGTAATCATTTACCGCACCCCTTGGTGTAAGTGCTGGGCCTAAATCTCCGGTGGCTCCGGTGGCTCCGATAGGGCCGGTTTCTCCAGTGGCTCCAGTGCTTCCCGTCTCGCCTGTTGATCCGGTCAATCCGGTGGCTCCGGTCAAACCGATTTCTCCAGTCGATCCGGTCAAACCGATAGGCCCAGTCGATCCTGTGCTTCCGGTTTCTCCGGTGGCCCCTGTCGCGCCTAGCCCTGTAGCACCAGTAGCTCCGATTTCACCAGTTGAACCCACCAATCCGGTGGCTCCTGTGGCTCCGTAACCAGTTGCTCCAACTGGCCCTATTGGGCCTGTGGCTCCGTCTGCTCCGGTGGCCCCAGTAGAACCTGCGGTAGCAGCTTGAGCAATGCGAGCATA